TAGGTTATGGATATTCTATCAGACATTCGGTTCTTGTTTAGCTTTGCGTTGCTTCTCCTGTTGGAAATGCTTGAGCAAAGTTAAGACATCCTCAACCGATGTTTTCATATACTCCTTGTAGAGGAATATATCGCCCCCCGCTAAGAAAACGAAGAACTCACGCCAATTTAGGTCGCTAAAGTAGAGTTCTGAACCGAGATTTCGGATTTCAGGAGTTCCCTCATCTGCTCCAGCCGGGAGGAGGCCATCTCCCAAAAGATTGTCCAATCTTCTTCTAAATGTTCTATATTGGGAAAGAACTGACTCAGCCCGGCTAAAACGAAAAAATCGTACAACTCCTTATTCTTATACGCTTCCTTAAAAGCCTCCACTTTCTTTTGCTCAAACTCGTTGTTCCACTCCCCAGGGTTTTGGTCTTCACGAATCAATATTGCCCCTGCCAATTCCATCATCACTTCGGGGTGAACGAGCATCTCCTTCCTCCTACGCATCTCTCCCACCAGAAAGCCAATCTGCGCCAAGTTCTTCACCGCATTGCCTTCCACGGCCTTGTTCAACGCCCCCTCCATATTCTCCAAGAAGACATCCAACTCCTCCCTTGAAACCATCCTCTGCAACTGAATTACGAGGTCTTGGATTCTTCCCATACGTTCAATGGGAATGTCAAACAGGTTCTGGTAAATGAAATACCGATGGCCTTGGCAGGTCAGCGCAAACTTCAAGCCCTTCATCTTGTCAGGCTTGTAGGTTTCATCCCACACCATTTGTGTAAGCTCTTTCTTGAAGAGCTTGTAAACAATTTTGTGTATCACGAAAGTTTAATAAGGATAAAATTAAGGGTTACGCCCACGAGCATTACGATTCCCATTTGCAGGAGGTTAAAGCCCATAAGCGGGGCGGTTACAAGGTAAAAGATGCTTCCCCAAACGGAAGCCATACAGCCCACGCACCCGTAAATAGGTTTGTGAAGGTTGGGAAACTTATGTGGTGGGATGGTTTTCTTGAGCCATTTGCCCACTTTGCCGAGGAGTTGTTCTTCCTCAAGCATAATGGACAGCGATACGGTCATCAGGCTTACGACCAATGCTCGTGTCAGGGTGTCAAGGTCTGGTGTCATTTCTTCTTCTCGAAGGTCATCCAAAGGACACTCACGAGAGAAATAGTTGCACCAACGATTTCGCTAACGGCGGATTCATCCAAATAGCCTTTCGCAGCGATTAAGCCGCCAATAAAGGTCAATGCGTGGCGCAGGAGGGGGAGGACAAGGTTTTTCATAGGTTGATATATTTGAATTGAAAGGAAAAGCAGGATTCGGCATTCGTGTAGGTCGGGGGGAGCGTTAAGGGTAACTCATCGCCATCCAAGTTCGCTGCCGTACCTCCTGTGTAATCGAGATACACCCTTACCTCGTAAGTTCTGTTTGGTGCGAAGAGCTTTTGAAGTGTAAGCCCTGCGAAGGTTCCTCCGATAAACACCAAGCCTTGTGCATTGGTCGTTTGAGTTTCAAAGAAGGTTTGATTGAGAGATACATCGGTAATTGCTACAATGACAGTTGTATTCGGCGTGGTGTAGCCGACAGTGTAATCTGCTGGATTGCAGATGTCAAAAGTGCCAATATCGGGGCAATCGGTGCATTCAAGACAACTCATCGGCTTTAAGATTTAAGTTCAGGTACAAAATTGGCATTAAAACGTGCATATCCGTTCTTTTTCAGGTGTTTCAAATACCATTCGTTCAAGAAGCTGTTGCAAAGATACCTAAAACAATCGGCAAAGTCGGACTGTTGCGTAATGATATATCGGTTTCGCTTAATAATGTTCCCTGCCGCATCGCACGCCACCATCTTCATATCCCTCGCCACGCCTGGAGCTGTCCTTGGGTTCACCTTTATATCGGGGTGGAATTGGAGTAAGTAATTACATTGTGCCCTACTGTTCTCGTGCTTGGGGTTGGGAGCGACTTTAATCTGCCTTTGCGCCAATCCCAAGCCCCTCGCTAATTGCTCGTAATAGTTTGCGTTATCCCTTTGCGATAAATCGCCTCTCTTGCCCATTGCATCGCCCGTTAGGAGGCAAGAAAACAAGAAAGGAGCGTACTTGGCTTTAATGGTGTCCACCATTTTAGGTATGCTACCATCCACAACCTGAAACTCATCCACGATATGAACGTGATCGCCTTGGCTGTCCGTCCACATCTGCGCCACGATACCGCAGAAGGGTTGTAAGTTGAAGTCAAGGGATATGTATATGGGAAGGTTGGTGTTAAAGTTCGCATTTTGGGATTCGTGCTTCCTCGCATCGTAGGAGATGAAGAAGGGATTTTCGGGTTTCTCCTGCACCTCCCAATCGCCTTCCACGAATCGCTTGTACTCGTATTCGGGCATATTGTCCCGAAGGGATTGAAGATAATCTTCGGGGATATGGGGGTTGTCGGTAATCTTGGAAGGGATATACGCCCAAGTCGGAGGGAGGTTGTTCTCCTTCCATTTGTCGTACACCAATTCCTTCACCCAATTATTGCTTGGGTTGCAAGTGGCCATCACGACAATGGGAGGTCGGCCTTCGCAATTCAGCCACGAACCAGCACGCTCCAAGACCTTGTAAAGCAAACCCTCTTGACACTCGTTAATCTCGTCAATCCCACCGCCGTTTATCTCCAAGCCCTTAAAGCGGTCAAAGTCTTTATCGGTGTCGTAATTCTCGCCCATAAAGATCAACTCCGAGCCGTTGGCAAACCGCACAATCTGCGCCTGCTTGTCCCACGAGGCAATGTGCGTGCCTAAGCCTTGGTTCATTAGTGAGGTAAAGGTTACAAGGGTTGTACGTTGGAGTGTGGGCATACTCTGCCTGATGATCACCCACCGGCTTCCAGGGTACTTGGAGCAGAGGGAGATATAGGTTAGCAAGAGGCAATAAGTCTTTCCGCCTCGTATCGCTCCACCAAAGAGGATGAATTGCTTCTCCCCCGACAAAGCCATCTTATATGCCTGACTCTGCCTCGCTGTTAGTTTCATCTATGGTGGGTTCGGTCAATTCAAGCACAAAAGGCCCTGTATTCGGTGCGGTGGTCTGCTGCTGAGGCTTCCCATACAAATACGCCAAAGCCAATTCCATCGCTCGCATATTGCCACGAATAGCCTCCGTAACCAATCGGGCTATCAAAGCATCCATCCGCTTTACCCCACCAATCGTCCTGTCCAAGTCGGCATCAAGCAAATCACGAATATCTCGCCTCGTGACCGCTTTAGGCTTCATAGAACGAGAGTTCAACAAAACAGGTATCTCTGACTTAGGCTCAGCACTCAAAGTGTCTTGAATGCCATTAGAATTGCTCTCCTCAATAACCTCAGCCCTATTCCTCTTTACAAACTCATGTATCGCCATGCACCCACAAAATTACCACAAGTCAAGTTTAATTCGCCAAAAAAAAATGGGGGGTACCCCTTTTACACAAAAAAGGTGTTTTTTTCCACAATGGTCGCAATTTGTTTTTTATCCCTTACTATATATATATAAGTGTCTATATACTATATAGACATCTATATTTAATATAGACATCTATATACCATATAGACATCTATATTTAATATAAACACTTATATATAAATCTTATGCTCATTTTTTTTTGAGTCGCATTTTAGACCACAAATGGTTACTAAAAACAGCGTCAAAAACAGCGTCAAAAACATACACCATTTTAGTAATCGTGTTAAACTGTGTTAAGATGCAAGAAATAGTGGGGGTGGGGGAGAGTATGTTTATATATACATTTTTGCGCGGGTCTGTCTTATTTGCTATACACTACGGGCGGGTCGGGTATACGGGCCACAGGGTGCAGGGCTGCCTATATTAGGTGTCCTTTCTTTTTGCCTTACTTTCGGTCGGCGGTCGGTTCGGCCTGACGACTGACGGCCGGGCCTTGGTCACCGGTGGCGGTCCACTATTTGGGTCCTTTCTTTTTACCTTTATTCCGGGCCCTGGTCCTGCGTCCCTTCCAGGTGGGCCGGTCCGAATGGCGTTCGGTCCTGGTGGCGGTCCCTATTTTGGGGCCCTTTCTTTTATCCCTGCATTCGGGCCTATCGTCTGGCGGTGACGATTGACGGCGGGTAAATTTGGGGTCCTTTCTTTTATTCCTGCATTTGGGGATCGCTTAGGCGGTGTTGGTTTTTTTGGGCGGTCTGGGCGTGGTGGGACCTTCAGCCCG